CCAAAATTGCCAGTGGCGAACATGTTGGGGACCAAGGCCCCGACCATCCCTGGGATGACGACAGGCATCAGGCTGAGGTGACTGTTGCGGCCCCCAACATGGGGAGTCCGGTGATGAAACAAAGGGTGGGGGTGCCCGGGGGGAGGGCGGGAATGGCCCGCAGAATCCCCAAAACCGCTACCGAACCGACGGCAACGATTGGGGCTGTGATCGTTGCTGCGGCGGCTGCCGTCATCGTCACGGCTGCCGCCGCCGTTATCGCCACAGCTGCCCCGGCCGTGAGACTCATGGCCGCACCGGCTGTCTGACTCAGGGCGGCGCCAGCCGTCTGGGTCATAGCCAAACCGGCTGTGGCGAGTATAGCCCCGGCGCCTGCGGCGACCGAATAGGGGCCTGCCCCCACGTTGGTAGAATAGGCTCCGGCCGCCACAGTGGTGATTTTGCCCCCGGCCAGGATCGTCGAGAGCTTGCCCCCGGCGATGATGGTCTCCAACACGGCCAGGGCATAGTTGAGCTGGCTCTTGCCACTGATGAGCTGGTTCAACTCCCCGGCGTTCAAGGTGGCCCCACTGAAGGCGTTTACGGTGTGTCGGTCGCAACGCAGCTGCGACCCCCCGCTGACCTGGGTGGACTGCTGGCCGTTGATGTTGGTGACGTCCGCCCCGGAAATGGCCGTGGAACGGGTCCCCCGGATTTCGTGCTCCTCAGCCATGTCATTGGCGTTGGGGTTGGCATCGACCCGGTACTTGATGCCGCCTCTCCGCACGATGGTGATGGCGTTGCCCTCAGCGTCGGGCCCCACGTCGAGGTGCAGGCCCCCGGCCAGGGTCAGGTGGGCAGAGATACGGTCGGGGGAACTGGGCCCGATGAAGGCCTTGAGCGCACCGGCGAGGTTCAGCTCGGCCGACACTTGGTTGGAGCCCGAGCCGGCGTAGTTGTCCACCGTGGATGCTGGGAGGTTGAGGTAGAGCTTGCCCTGCTTGGTCACAGCACAGGCAAAGCCGTTGTCCCCCGTGGCCCTTGGCGTACGGATGCGGAACAAGTAGGCCGCAGCGGCCGTCCAAACGGCCTCATCGGAGCCCCGCAATAGGGACCGGTCGATCCCCTCCATGCTGAATCGACCCGGCCCACTGGCGGCGAAGTCGGAGAACATGACCGGCCGGAGAACCTCGGCGTAGCTCCTCATCCCGCCGGTGGAGGTCAAGTCGTTGCCGATGACGGACCCCACGACACGCTCGATGTACGGCTTCTTGCGGTCGACCTCGAAACCATCGATCTCGTCCAGCACGTCCTGGGCCATGTCGGTGGTGTGGTCCATCTCCATGCGGTCTTCGACGAAGGTCCGGGCTCCCGCATCGGGGTCCTCAGTGATGACCGAGGGCTTGGTGCCCACGTAGAACACCTTCCGACCGTTGGCGTACCGGACATGGGGAAACGTCGTGGAGTCATTGAAGAGGTCGTTGAGCACCCCATCCTCGGAGACCCACTTGCTGTCGGCGCCGTCGTCGCCGGGACCGGCGGATTCCAGCTCATCCCGGCCAAAGTAGCCTTCCTTTTGGGTCTTGAGCGTCCGTCCGTCGTCCGTGGTGACGTCATCGGGGAGGTAGAACGTGCTACGTCGGGCCGGGCCGGAGATGCGCCGGACACCGTTGATGGCCTCCACCTTGTGCCGGGCCTCCACCGCCATCGTCCGGTCGGCGTCCCGAAGCTCGATACTCTCGCCGCCCCGGTTGGTGATCCGAGCGTCTTGCGACAGGACCAGCTCGGAGCCAGCGGAGGACATCCCCCCTCCGTCCCCCGGTCGGAGGATGAGGCGCTTGTAGCGGCGGCTTCCCCCGAAGAGGGCCTCGTACTTTTGGGCGTCGGCACCCTCGATCTTGGAAGGGTCATCTTGGGCCCAGGGGTCAAAGCGGAGGCCCGAGCGGTTGCCGACGGGGATGTAGCCCAGGATAGAGGCGTCGTAGATTTTGCCCCCGATGCGGCGGTAGCCCACGATGACCAAGGAGTTTTCCTCGGGCACACCACCCCAGAAACTCCGCGGCCCAGCCATCCCCTGAGTCAGGTCGATCTCAAACCGGCTGACACCGGCCGTCATGATCTTGAGGTCGGCCTTCATGTTGATCTCGTCGACCCGAGTCACCAGGGCCACCTTGAGACCGTAGGGGGAGTCCCCGCCGTCGAAATCCCTTCCGGGGGGTTTGCCGGCTTGGTACTTATTCGTGAGAACTTTGCCGGCCATCAGTTGTCCCCTGTGATTTCGTCAAGCTCCTGCTGCAAGGCGTTCCGCTCTTGGGTGAGCTTGGCGATTTCCGCATCAAGCTCGGCCTTGCGGGACTCGGTAGCGAGCTGATACTCCGTATTGAGGACCGATATCTCGATGTCCAGCTCGTTGATGCGGAGCTTGAGGGACGCGGCCTTCCCTTGGTTCTCCATATCCGTGCCAAACTGGTCCCACGTTTGGTTGATGTCATCAATAGCCGTGGAGGCCGCCAAGGCTATGGCCGCGGGATCGCCACCCCGGGCTCGCCCCTGTTGGTTGAAGGGAGGCTCAAACGAACTGTCCTGATCGCCGGCCCCAAACCGGACCACGTCCTTGGGGACCTCGGTGGGGTTCTGCCTCGTGATGATCTCCCCCCGAAGGGCTTGCTCGTACTCTTGGTGGGAGTCGTCAAGGGCCGAGTAGAGCGTTGTCAGAAACGTCTCCACCTGATTGCTCAGATCCTCACGGGTCAGGGCCAGAGCCTCTCCCGCCACAGGGTGCCCCTCCTCCAGCGCTTCGGTAAGGGCATCGAGAGCCCCCTCCCCAAAGGACCCATCGGCTTCAAGGGCCGCGATGTCCTCAATCGTCTCCAGACCCACCGCAGCTGGGGCGGACCCAAAAGAGATTGATGTTGTGTCCTCGGGTGAAGCCCGCACGGTCTTGAGCTGGAATCCTGTGAGGAGGAAGGTGAGGTCCGGTCGGGCGGTCAAGCAAGAGCACACCTTGCCCGCCCCCTTGATTGTTTCCCGAACGCCCATCTCCGCTATCGTCAGAGCACGGGACAGCTGCGAGGCTTCGACGTTCCCGATCCCGATGGGGGGCACACCCTTTTGCTCGGGGCTCCCTAGAGGGGCGACATCGACGAAGTTCGGGGAAGTCGTGACCCACTCGGGTGCGTCTGCGGTGGGGGTATGAATACCCGCTGTTTGCAACTCCTCGGGTTGCAGCGAAACCACAGCGTCAATGGGATTCGGAGCCACAGTCGAAACGGTGGACAGCCCTGAGGACTGTGCCTTCAGCATGTCGTACAGGCCGCCGGATAGCGCCATTTGCGTCCCGATGTTGGCCTTGGTGTTGGTCCCTTTGGGGGTCAGGACCAACGACCCGTCTCGCAAGCTCACCCCACGCCCGTAACGGTGGTGACCGATCACCTCGAAGCCCCGCTCATCAGATACCGGGCGAATCATCCCAGAGGCCCCCGAGAATACCCCTTGGCCCCCTTGGTTCTTCACCTGGATGTTCGTAGCGGGCATGATGAGGACGTCCTTGATGACACCCTCGTTGTTGTAGGACTGATCGTGCAAATAGGTGTAGACCCCGGCGGAGTTGAGGCCGTAGGTGTACCGGTTGACGTTGTGCTTCTCCCAGATCCCCGCCTGCTGGTCAGCTGCGTGCCGCTTCATGAGCGAGTCACGAATGGTCTGGGAAGCCTTCTCGACATCTTGCCGAAGTTTCTTTGGGTACTTGGTTCGCTTGGATGTCGGGCTCTGGCCGGCGGCGGCACGGAGTTTGTCCGGGGGCGGTGAGAAAGGCCGGGTGTACGCCAGCACAGCGTTGGGGAACCCAACAATCCGACCAGTTTTGGGGTGCCGGAGAATCAACGGGGCGTACGGGTTGTTGTCGTTGGGGACCTCTTGCGTGTCGGGGGGTAGTTGCGCAGCACCCCCAACGTCCACCTCAAAAACCCCGGTCGCCCGGAGTTGGCGGGAGGTAGGCTTGGGGTCCTGAGAGGATAGGGGCTTGCCGGCGTTGGAGGTCGACCCGTAGTTGCTCCATCCGGTGAGGTTAATCGACCCGATCCCCTTCGGGGCGAGGAACTTCTTTCGCTTGGCCGTAAGCGTGAGCGTGGTCTGTGCCCGGCCACCGAACGAGATGTTGTGGCTGATCCCCTGGATGTACCAAATCTGGTCTTTGGGGGCGAGATAGATGGGGAAGCCTAGCCGTAGCTCGGGCCGGAGGGGGATGTTGACTGTGGCCCGGTGACGCCGGGCGTTGAGCCGGTCGAGCATGTCAAGCCCGACGTAGAACATCAGCAACGGGGCGCCCAAGAACTCGGAGTTGATCGATTGGGTCCGCCAGCCGTATTGACGCAGAAGGTGGTAATCGGTCACCGAGGTGAATGGTGTACACTCCTCGCCGAACCCATAGTCAATGTTGCCCCCAAATGACCCCTGAATCTGGAGCTGTGTGACCACCTCAGCCTCGGATTCGGACAGGTCCCAGTCGATGATGTCGATATCCTGAATCCATGAGATGGGCTTGTTGCTCATGATGTCCAGGTTGTAAAACGGGGGCTTGAAGACAATATCTCCCGTAACGTCCATATAGAACTCGAAGCCGATGGCCTCCTTGGCGGTATTGGCAATCTCCAGCTTGGTCTGATACTCCGAGGTCCAGAAGTTCACCTGGCCGGCCTGGGAAAACTGGGTCCGCATGGCCACCACTTGGGGGTCCGTCGGGTCGTAGACCATCTGGGCCCCATCGTCGCCACCATTGGCTACCCGGACGGCCGAAGAAGCAAAATACGCGTTTTCCCCGTCCTTGCGCTTGGCCCATTTCTGGACCAGGGCGTCTCCCCGGACCACGTTGCCGGAGGTGCCGTACAACAAGAGGTTGGACCGGATCTTCTTGAACCGGCTTTCCCAGTACCCCATGATGTCGCTGAGAGCGGCGTTGAAGGTCGTCTTCTGTTGGCCCTCCTTGTACAAGCTGGTCAACGAGCCCGAGCCCACCACGATATCGCCGAAGGACTGCTGGGCCAGGTGCCAGATGACGTCGTAGGGGTTGGACCCCTGCAAGATGTTCCCGAACAAGCTGCGCCCGAGCTGCCCCTGTGGCACAGTGAACGCCGGGTTGATGTTCATCATGCAGACTTCCCACCACTTCAGGATGTCTGAGCAGTTGATCGAAAACGAATGCTCACCGGCGGAGTAGGAGTCCGATACCTCGGTGACGAGCCCCCAAAAGATCGGGTAGTATTGGGGTAGGCCCTCGACCACAAAGTAGCCCTTGGCGAAGATCTCCACCTCCATCATCGGCGTGATGAGGGCATTGCCGTCCGAGTAGAACTCGTCAACGGAATGGCGAGGCAGCGACATGCTGATCGTGGCGGACCCTGGCGGGCTGTCGACGTTGAGGTCTACCTGGACGGAAGTGATGTACTTGTTCCAATCGAACCGGCGTCGGCACACCCCACAACCGAGGATATCCGCTTCCCCGTTGATGAATACGAGAGCGTCGGGCGAATGCACGACCGTGGGACGCACACCCTGCTGCCAGGTTCCCTGGAACGGACTACGGGGCATCTCTCAAGTCTCCGGATTGCCGAGATTGATGAAATCCTGGGCCATTTCGTCGGTGAGCCCCTCGTCATCGTAGTCCTCATCCTCTTCATCATAGTAGATATCTTCGGGAGCCTCAGGTGGGCG